TTCACTTCACTTGAAAACGATTTGGCGGAATCTTGCCCCGCAAGGGTGGAGACGTTCCGTTCCGAAACCTACTGAGTTTCAGGATTATTTGGATAAGTTTGGCTTAGCCCAGATGAAACCTTGGAACGAAGATAGGTGGATCAAAGCTGCGGATGACATGTTCAACCGTTATTTTGCTCATAAAGAACACTCAGTTCAACCACTTCGTGGTAGGGATGTGCGATCCTATATCAGGAATTTGCATACTTCCGCTGGATTGGGTTTTGATGGCGATGGGTTTTCACGAATCTTTCGCTTCAAACACGATGTTCCCCGGCGTTATATCGATCGAGAGATTAAGCGTTGGATGGGACAGGGATTCATCGATGTACCTACAACTATTGCCTTCCGTCGGCATTTGGTTCAGGGTGATAAGCATAAAGTTCGCACGGTGTTCGTAACTCCTGCGGCTGTATCCTTTGCTGAGGCATTTTTCTCAGTACCTATTACTAGGCTTTTTAAAAGTTTGGGAATGGATCATCCAATCGGTACAGGATTCAATTGGCTTGAGGGTGACGGCCGGCTTCTCGAGGCTAGGTTCCCTGCGCGCACTACAGCGTCAGCCGATGTTTCCGATTTCGATATCTCCGCTAAGATCAGGCAAGTTAGATACCTCTTTGGGCTAGTAAGGCGATTACTTCAATTGAACCCCTGGGAGGATAAATTATTTAGCTTGTTGGCAGATTATCAATGTGAGACTATCATCCGTTATGCTGGGCGTCTTGTTCGGCTTCGTGGTGGCATCCGTTCTGGAAGCGGTTTCACACATATAATTGGTTGTTTGCTTAACATGACCTTAGTAGTTTGTGGTTCAGGGCAGAATCGGGCACTTAAGTTCAAGGTGTTCGGCGATGATCTAATCCTCCATCTCTCTGATGCTTCGCATTGGGAGGATTTCGTGAATGGCTGCCATGACTGTGGCTTCACAATCAGCGAGGCAAAGTCTGTTATTGGAGAAATCCATTGGCTTGGCTTCAATGTTTCCACAGGCGTTCCAAAGTTGCTGAATGTCGATAAGTGGTGGGCTGGCTTCTTACACCCGGAGCGCCCTGATGAGAGCATGGGGCACCACAAAACTCGGCTGGCGGGATACATCATGAGCAGTTTGGGTGATGATCGCTTCTTGCGTGATGCCTGTATTGTTTGGGATGAGTTATCCGAGGTGAAAGCAGTTGAGTTTGGCG